TGTAGTTATACCGATAGCGTTTACTAATGCAGTCTTTACGGATGCTGAACGCGATGGTTCTAAATGGTTACGTGAATGGAGAAAGAAGTAATGCCTATGACATTTGTTGAAGAGAGTCGGTACCAGTTACTGCGTGAAAAGTTTGATGTTCTCACTGAGGGCATGGACGATTGGAAGATGCCCATCGTGGGTGTTGTCCCAATCCGTGAACTTGATGACTATCGTGATGCCGTCGAGTTCATGACCGGATCTCAACTGTATGTTGTCAAGCAGGTTAATGAACCTAACTTTGGTGACATGAAAGTTCGTGCAGAGGGTTACTATGTAGCACAGGGTGAAGGGTAATGAATGTCTTTCACCTATCTGTTAATCCAGTGAAGGCTGCGCGTATGCACTTGGATAAACACGTGGTCAAGATGATCATCGAATATGCCCAGCTCATGAGCACGGCACATCGTGTTCTTGATGGTGAAGAGTACTATGATAAGACTGCGATTGGTCGTAAGATCAAACGTTGGAAACATCCGAACTCTAACCTAGAGAACACTCTCTACAAGGCGTCCCATGTGAATCACCCTAGTGGAATATGGACTCGCAAGACATCTGCAAACTATCTGTACCTACACCAGATGTGGGAAGAACTTTGCAAAGAGTATACCTACCGATATGGAAAAAAACACTTGACAGAAAGGAAGTTATCTGGTATACTCTCCTACATTCCTGAAAACATACCTGATGGTGGGTTGACGGAATTCGCGCAAGCAATGCCTGAGTATTGCAAGCGTGAAGATCCTGTAGAAGCATATCGTTTCTACTACATTAACGAGAAGAAGCGATTTGCTAATTGGACAAACCGTGCAATGCCAGATTGGTACCAACAAGCAGTCGGTGGTTTTTAATATGGAGAAAGACTTGAATTATCAAGAAATCGTTGACACCTTACGTCAAGGTGTGGTAGACTTATCATTCACAAAAGTGAAGGATGGTGCTATACGTGAAATGAAGGCAACTCTAGTATCAGATTTGATACCAGCAGATAAGATGCCCAAGACTGATGCGAATGCAAACACTGAGAAGAATCAACTTGCGGTGCGTGTGTTTGACTTGGACTTGGCTGACTGGCGTTCGTTTCGTGTAGACTCTTTGTTGTCATTCAACATGGAGAGTCCGTACCCATCAACTCATGACCTCATAACTGGCGCATAGACTATATACCTTATGGCAAAAAAACTTACAGCAGCACAGAAAGCAAGGAAGACTAGGGAAGCGAAGAACAAACGTGCCCTAGAAGAACTTGGATTTGAACGTGGCAAAGTGAAACGTAAACGCAAACCTATGACTGCGGAGCAGAAGAAGGCAGCGGTAGAGCGTCTCGCAAAGGCACGGGAAGCACGTGGTGCGGATGGTAGTAAGTCTGTCTGTGAAGACATACGAGATCTACCAGAAGATCACTTTTTGCATTGGAAGAAGGTCAAGCAATGGTTGAAGTCTAATCAAGACGAACTGAAGGCAATGCGTAGTTATAAGAACTCGAAGGCCTCTAAGGAGAGATCAGAATACATTGCTCTGGAGAACTATGTCGATAATCTAAAGAAGTACCTTGCGAATGGTGTCTGGTTAGATTATCGGTATGGTGAACAACGCGAAGGTCGTATACAGTACAAGGTTGAGGCAATGGCCTACCATGCTGACGGTACACCCAAGCGTACATTCGGATGGTGGTATCCCGATATCCGACAGACTTGGACACCCGAACTGATGGAAGAGTTTGACAATGATAAGGAATATGCCAAGCAATTTCACAGTTCTTCTACTATTATAAATAGTGATGAGGAGGAATAGATGAAAGTTGATTTCCAAATGGGTGGAGTGGATTCTTCTTCGGAAGAGTCCAACTTCATGAACAAGAAGAAGTTCACCAAGATGACCGAAGATGCGGTCAGACAAAAATCAATGTCCTATATGGACGCAGTGGTTTATCTCTGTGAAGAGAATAACCTAGAGATTGAGGATGTCAAGAAATATATCGCGACATCTATCAAAGAGAAGATTGAGGTTGAAGCAATGAACCTTAACTTTCTCGAAAAGGGTGAGGCCTTACCCTTAAAATAAAGGTTGACAAAACGATTACATTATGGTATAGTGGACACACAATCATACAAGGAAAATACAAAAATATGTCTTTTGCAAATCTAAAAAATAACCGTACCGACATCACCCAGTTGGCAGCAGCCGCACAGGCGATGGGAGGCGGTGCCAAGCAAGGTAACAACAAGTACGAAGACTTGCGCTTCTGGAAACCTACGGTAGATGAATCAGGTAACGGTTATGCCGTTGTTCGTTTCCTCCCTGCGGCAGAAGGTCAAGAACTCCCTTGGGTACGTTACTTCGATCACTTCTTCAAAGGGCCTACGGGTCAATGGTATGTTGAGAAGTCTCTCACAACTCTGGGTAACAATGACCCAGTGAGTGAATACAACTCACGACTATGGAACTCTGGTATTGAAGAGGACAAAGAAATCGCACGTAAACAGAAGCGTAGACTTCACTATGTTGCGAACATCATGGTTATGAACGATCCTGCCAATCCTGCCAACGAAGGTAAAGTATTCATGTACGACTTCGGCAAGAAGATCTTTGATAAGATCATGGATAAGATGCAACCAGAATTTCCAGGCGAAGAACCGATCAATCCGTTTGACTTCTGGACTGGTGCTGACTTCCAACTGAAGATTCGTAATGTTGCGGGCTATCGTAACTATGATAAGTCTGAGTTCAAGGCTCCTGCACCGTTACTGGAAGCAGATGAGACGCGACTCGAAGCAACTTATAATCAGTTGCACGACATGTCAGAGTTTACTGCTCCGTCTTCGTACAAGGCCTATGACGAACTGAAAGGTCGTTTGGAAGTTGTACTGGGTCAATCAACGGGTGCTGGTGCAACCATCAAGAATGACTCACTGACCGAGACTGCGGAAGTAGTATCTGCACGTGAACAAGAACCACAGGTTATCGCCTCTGCTCCTGAACCGAATATCACGGCAGCAGCAGACGAGGATGATACTCTAAGTTACTTTGCTAAACTTGCAGCAGAAGACTAAACTCTTCTATCCTTTGAGGGGCACTTCGGTGCCCCTTTTTTTATGCTAGTTTACCCAACTGACATTGTGGAAATTATCAGCGGCTCTATCAAGGTCATCTGTCGCGGGTGATGGGTCACCATACATCGCAGAACTACTCTGGTTGTTATTGGTAGTAGTCTGTGGAGCAATGACCGTAGCACCACCACCAGCACCTTGTGACTCAAGGAACTTGATCTGATCCTGTAGTTCGCTAATACGTCTCTCCGTTATAGCACCAGCATTCGTATTTCGTTCTTCGGCAGACATGCCAGCGAAACGTCCCTCGTTTCTTGCTAACTGAGACCTACGTCTTTCAATTTCTGATGCCCTTACCTCTGGATTCGCGAGTCTCGCTGCTCGTCTTTCTTTTGCTGCCTCTGCCCTTGCAAGCATCGCTGCCTTTTTTGCCTCACGTTCCGCAGCATTCCTAGCAAACTCTGCTTTACCTTCTTCTGAATCGGCATAGGCAGTGAACTCCTTTGTCGCATCATTCATGGGTTTGGTCTTGAGCCCAGGCGCAGTTGCTTCTTGTGTCTTTAGGACTGTTTGAGGTGGTGGTTCCGTGACAGTTACCTGCGGCCCTTGACCACTAGCGGATCGTCGTGCTTGTTCTTGTTTTCGTAACGCACGTTGTAGACCTTTGTTACCTTCTTTCACTTCAGGAGGAGCGTCTTCTTCGTCATCACCGAAACCAAAGATACTCTTCACACTATCCAAGGGACTTCTAACGAAGTCTAATACCATATCCTTTAACTTCATTAGGGAATCAAAGATAAAATCAGTGATAGAGATGGAAGCAAGTTTTTCTTTGAAATCCTCAAACCCGAACAGACCTGCAACGAAACCAACAAGCATCTTACCAAGGTCAAGGATACCACCGATGAATCCTGAGACGAATCCAGCTATCGCACCCATGATACCACCAAAGATCTTCTCTCCCAGACTACCTTCGGTTTCCTCGAATCCTGTCATAGCACCACTGAATGCATCGATGACACCAAAGATGAATGCGGTGATAGGCCCGCCAAGGAACCTACCTAGTCGTTGAAATACACTAAAGAAAGGTTTGGCTACTTCTGCGATCTTAGAAATAAACCCACCAGCATCCTTTGCTGTATCTGCAACCGTACCTATCTTGGAGAACACACCCTTGATATCGTTAAACAATAGTTGTAGGTTATTGAAGGCTGGACGGAATACGGCAAACGCAGCACCCAGTCTAGCAGGGAAACTTTTGAAGTCACTTGCTACTATAGTAACCTCTTTTCCAACAGCCCCAACTGTAGTCCCCACCTTTTTGAATGCATTTACGAAGTTGAATACGCCTCTCCTGAACCCTTCAAGACCCTTATCGAGAAATGATACTTCAGTTTTTACACCACCACCGAAACGCTTGAAAAAATCTGTGATACCATCTGTAATACGTTTGATTTGTTTACTGAAGAACCCTTTGGTAAAGAGATCCAGACTATCAACGAAACCACGGAAAATACCAGCAACAGCACCGACTACTGCGGCACCAGCCGCAACAAGTGCTGCTCCAATAACACCCAGACTAGACCCTTTAACGGCAGCACCACCCGCAACGAGATCACCACGACCAGCAGGAGCCTTCTCTTCCTTCTTCTCTCGCTCTTTCTCTAGATCGTCACCCTTACTAGCAGACATAGACTTGAAGTACTTCTCAAACTGTTTGTTGAGAGTGACAAGTTGCCCTAACTGTTCTTTGTCTCGTTGTTCAGACGCAGCGTTATTTAGACGCAGTTCTCCTGTTACCTTATCAAGTGTTGCCATTTGTTATCAACGCCTTTGTTGTTCTTTCATCTGTTCTTCTCGTTCTTTCAAGTGTTCCTCAAGTAACACGAGATAGACCTCTCTCTCCCAAGGCATCATATGTTCGATGTCTTGTAGTGAATACTGAAAGTGCTGCATCAACGCGAAGTTGGTCTTAAAATGATTGACCAAAGTATCGTGTGAGAGGCACACTAAAAAAAATCTTGGATACCCTCCAGAGTAATCGTGCTATCTTCTCCACACTTGGAACACGTGAACTCTATATCCTTTTTCATGGCAGGTACAGTCTTCAAGAATTCACCTACCTGTTCAAACTGTTTATTCGTCATTGAGTCGATAAACCCACTCAACTCCTTTCTGCTTACATCACTCGCGAGGAACTGTTCATCCTCTGTCATTATGGATACAACACAATCCTCTAACATAGCAAACCCAAAGTCTGCCTCCGTCATACCATCCTTATAATGTCTCACAAACGAGTCGTATGTCGGGTATCGCATCTCAATAGAGATATCATCAGTGAGTTGAATTACATTATCAACATCAGTCTTGAATACCTCTACCGTTGATAGATCGACACTCACTTCAGTCGTGCCGTCACACTCTTCTTGTTGACACCTCACCGTCAGGTTAGATGACTCACCCACAGACTTACTACGAATCTGGGTGAACATATACTCCACATCAAATGTGGCTAGTTCAGAGGATACAATATCCTCGTAGACACATGCGACTACCGTGTCCATCATTGCTCTCATTGCCTGTTTCTCATCCTGAGACTCAAACGCAGAGAGTAGAATCTTCTCTTCCTTGACCAAGTAGGGTCTGTATGTAATCTGCCTGTCCGATGACGGAATCGTCATCTCATACTTCAAGGTATCATTTAACTTAGGTAATGCCATAATGTGCTCCAAATATTATAAAAACTTTCTGATCAATTCGCCTGCAATTCCTTCAATGAAACCACCGCCACCAGCGTCACCACTTTTACTTGACCAATTCTTGTAAGACAATTGTACGGTTACTTCCATCAACTGCCCATCGTCACCCAACGGTATTTCGTTTAGTGTAGTTGGGTATGCTTTATCTAGGACTAAAGTATAGGTGATATCATCACCAAATACTGCATTCAAATCAATCTCACCCTGTGCAAGATCTAATGGCCCTAGTCTTGGTAATCGTCCCCTGATAGATGATGGGATCTTACCCGAATCAAATATCTCTTTCTTATAAAGAGGAAACGATGTACCTTTCTTGATGTGTTGAATAATGACCGGATGGGTATAGTCATTGTAGTATCCAACTTCTAATGTCTCTTGGTTTACTGCGAGGTTCTGCCACTGTTCAAAGTAGGTTCGTACCTTCATGTCATTCATACAGATAAAGGTCAGGCTGATATCACCTACCGCATATCCGTATGCCTGTTTAGTGGTCGTTAGACCAATCTGGTTCTCGGTGGATAAGATCTGACGGCCAGGCAATGATGCTGCCTTGCACAATAGGTTCATCTCTCTTGCATCACCGTTGATAGGTGGCAGGAAAATCTTGTACAGATTTCCCATGGCGAACCCACCACCCGCACCCACTTGGGACTTGAAATCATCAATACGAAATGCCATTAGTCTTTACCTATCATCTGTCTTGAATCGTAGAACACCTTCTGAGAGTTGGACTTTCTCCAACTTGCGGTTGGTAGGAATGTAGCAATCTCCCACTCAGGCGCGGGTACTTCTGCAAACTTACTCTGTACATGCTTGGTCAAGTAGTGCTTGAAGCATGGTTTGTAGTATCGTAACTTGGAGATACTCTGTAGTCGTTTGTATGTGATGTTGAACTTCGCATCATCACTGGTCTTGCTAGACGCAACCTCCATCAACGAATCCAACATCTTTGCTCGTAACAAGGGTGGTAGATAGTGTAGGTTGAGACCATAGAACCCACCCTCTGCGGGCCCCACAACTACCACCAACGGAAATGTATCATAGTATGGTAGTGTGTCTTTGCCTTTGGGATCATAGAAGAACATCTGCATCGTACCAATAACACCTCGTTGGGCTCTGGTCTTTAGTGGTTCCTCTTTCATCAACTCTTGTCGGTTGATGGAACGCATGTTGGATGCTTTCTTTCTGAACCATTCACGCGATTCTTCGGTACGGGGTGTTACACCAGCACGGAATGCCTGTAGTTCTAATCTGTTGAATATGTTTGACATACCCTTATTTATACTTATTTTTTACGTTTTTGAAAAGGTTTAAGGGGTTTTAATGTCTTCATTGGTTTTGTTGATTTGGGAATGAGAGTCTTCAGTGGTTCGTTCTTCTCTGTCCAGATAGCAAACTTCCATCCACGATCTGCGGCATACTCCTGTGCGGCCTCCCACTTATTGATGTTCTTCACATAGGTCATACTCTCAGATATAAACCTCTTGGTTCTTCGGTTGCCCGTGGGTATACGAGTCTCCTTGTCTGGTTTGATCTCTATCAACCATGTAGATCCATCTTCCAGTACCATCTTCAAGTCCATAAAATATCGATGATATCTCTTGTCAACCTCATATAAGTATGGTATAATGACTTCCTCGGAAGACCACTTCTTTACCTTGGGGTTAGTATCACACCACTTAAAT